GCGCGCGTTGGTGGCCTTGAGGCCGTCGCGAAACTCCTTCGCCGTGATGTCGCCTTCGTCGAACTTGGTGTTCAGCGCCTCGTCCTCGGCGTCGAAGCTGGCCAGGAGTTCGTCGGCCTTCTCCGGGGCCGCGCCACGAATGAGCGGCAGCGGCGCTGCTTCCGGCGCTTCTGGCTCGACAACTTCCTCAAGCGCCGCGACCGAAGCTGCCGGATCGATGGCGTCGCGGATGTCCGTCTCGCCGGCCGCTGCGGCAGCGATCGCGGCGTCGTCTTCGTCCAGGGCGGCCTTTTCCTCGGCGGTCAGGCCGTCGTCGTTGGGTTCGTCAACCATGTGCTTTGTCCTTACTTGAGCTTAATGGAGGCTACTGGAGAGCGTCAGTCGCGCGGAAGCTTGCGGCGGTCGATTATGACATCGAAAAAGACACCGCCAAAGCGCGTATAGACCCACAAGCGCCGGGCAACAGAAGGCGTCTTGACACGGAGGTTTACCAACGCGATCGAGACTAATCGCCACCAAGGCCAAACTTGCGGGCCGTGCCTTGGTCGGAGATGGGGTCGGAGATGGGCGAAGCTGTAGTCAAAAACGATGCGCGCCATTGCCGTGTATCCTTAAGCAATCTGCCAGTCGTTTGCGGTCAGGTCGTCGTCGCCTGGTACCCATTTGAAGAACAGGGCGTCTTGCAGATCGACGATGTAAATGGTTCCCGTTTCCCACTCGTCACTTCGATCCGGCATGAGCACGAGCTTGATGTCGTCCGCCCATCCGCTTCGCCAAACGCTGCGGCCTTCCTTGAGCGCCGAGAGCGCCCCGCTGAACGACATTGCGTCGACCGGCTGATAGGCTTCCTCGAACACGTCCTTTGGCGACCACGACGTATAGCCGTCCGCGTAGCGAACCGCGTAGCCTTCATCGCCGCCCTTGCTGTCCTGCTCCCAAGCCGTGACGCGCTTGGTGCCGTAATAATGCTTGGTCATCGTCATTCTCCATACGGTTCTGGTTGCGCGCGGATCAGTCTTCGAAGATGCACCAATCCTCGGCGGCCATGTCGGTCTGCGAGGCGAGCCACCCCATGAGGATTTCGCCCGTCGCCGTCTTCATGGTGAAGCACGGAAGCACCTTGGCGAAACCGCCGTTCAATCGTGCGTATTCGCTGTTGTGCTTCGACCAGAAATTCTCAAAGGCAATCTCACGCGGTCCATTGGGTCCGCTCAACGCGACCCACATGCCCTTGCCATTCCAGCCGGCGCGCGCGGCACGCTTGCCTTCCTTCATGGCTTCGATGGCGTCGCCGAATGTGTGGTTCATACTCATCGTCTTTTGCCTTTGGTTTGCGGCCGGGCCAGACAGAGCCGGAACGCGCGATAGTTGATGCCGTCGAGATGCGAGTCCACGTGCCTGATGTTGGTCGCGATCCGCGCGTCCTTCACGCTTTCGAGTATCGTCGCCACATCGTAAGCGGTGACCACCTTGTCGAGTTTGAGCGACGCGATAGCTGCCGCGCGGTCGAAGCTCTGCTCGATGCCGCCATAGGACGCGCCGCGATCGTCAATCAGCTTCGCGGCGCGCTTGAGGATCGCCTTCGGGTTCACGCGCAGCCCTCGTTCGAGACTTCATCTGCCCAACTTGGTTTGTTGAGGATCATGTGGTGCGGATATTTCCCGCGAATGTTGCGCGCGAAGTGCGCGCCAAGCGACTCGTCGCTCGTCAGCATGAAGTGCGCGTGCGGCGACACGTCGTCGTAGGCGTAGTGGTGCGTCCCGGTGTGGAACTTGACGTAAAGCCGGCTGTTCGGCTCGTCATAGTCGATGTGAGAAATCAACTTCGACTCGACCTTCTTCCAATTCCGCTGGGTCACTCTTCTTGCTCCTGTTGTGGTTCTTGGACTTGCTCGACGCCCTCCTGCTCAACGGTTTCCTGCTGGGCGTCGGGATTCGGTCTGATGCGCTTGGCTGCGGCGTTGCGCGCCGCGTCAGCCTGGACGGCTGCTTGCTGTCGGGCGGCCGCCTGTTGCTGCGCGGCTTGTTGCTGCGCGGCGGCCTGTTTCTGTTGATCCTGCTGCTGCTGCGCGGCCTGCATGGCCTGCTGGCGCTGCTGGTCGTCTTCCTGCTCAGAACGCGAGACGAAACCGGCTTCGTGCAAGACGCCATCGGCTACGGGAACGGCCGGCGGCGACTGGATCATGACCAGAGCCGCTTCGAGCGCCGCTGCTTGCGTCTCGACGTTGAGCCCGGCGATGGCGGCGATGATGCGCTTGGCGTCCGCGCCAGTCTTGGCGGCCATTGCGCCCTTGGCCTGCGCTCCTGCCTGCAGATCGGCCAGCTTCGCTTTCATGAGGTCGGTCTGTAGCTGCTCGGCCTCGGCCTTCTTCTGCGCCTGCTGCTGCTCTTGCGGCGTCGGCCCTTCCGCATCTGGATCGCGCATTCCGGTGACGGCGCGGATGCGCTTGACCAGTTCGTCGCGGTTCGGGATGTCCATGTTCTCGACGATCAGGTCGATCATGGTGGCGACAAGCTGCGGAGCGACCGGCGCAAGCTCCTTCAAGAGCGCGACCAGTTCGTCCGTCGCGGACTGACGCATCGTCATCTGCCAGTCGGCTTCCGAGATGATGAAGTCCGCCTTGGTGTGTGAGACGGCGTTCTCCGGCAGGCCGTCGTTGATCTTGATGTATTCCGGCGTGCCGCGCATGTTCGTGATGCGGAAGTCCTTGGTCTCGGTGAAATATTGCTCCACGAGTGAAAGCTGCTTCTCGCCGCTCTTTTGGAAGGCAAACCGCAAATTGTCGAATAGGTCGGCGGTCGCGAGCGATCCGCTGTTTTGCATGGTCTGGAGTGCGACGCCAGATTGCTGGCCCGTGCTCTTTCCCATGTTGGCTTCGGTGACGCCAGATATTGAATACATGAGCGAAATGGCGCTTGAAAAGATTTGCAGATGCGACGCCTCAAGCCCGCGATCCGCGTTCAGAGTAAGCTCCTTGCCGGGCTTCTTGACGATTATCGCGTCGGGGCGCGCTACTTCGTCCTTGAATGCGTCGAGGTCATCGACCGCGCCTTCGTCCATAATCGTCTTGGACGTGTTCAGGATGTGCAGCGCCTTCGACGCGCGCTTGTTGATGTCGTCGTTAATGTCGCGAAGCCCGCGCGCCACGCCGTAGGGCAGTCCGGTTCGCCCGCGAATGTTCGCCCAAATTGGCGTGAACGGAAAGTTGTTGTGGCGATATGGCGACATGGAAACGTGAAGCAAGCCCTTCGGCGTCATGATCGCGACGTGCATCCGCATCATGACCTTGCTAACGATCACGGCCTCGCCGCCCTCGATGCTCCTTTCGTGGCCTGGGTGTCCTTCGATGAACATCTCGCCGTGGAAGTCGCCGCCCTTGAGACGCGGAACCTCGACCGGCATTCTGAACCACATTTCGATAATGCGAACGCGATCACGGCGATAGGCATTGTCCTCGCGCTCGGCGCGATAGCTGTCATTCTGAACTTCGATGGTGTCCATCGCGACGTCGCCGAACTGCAAGTCGTGGAGCATACGATCCACTTCCAGCGCCGACTCGCGCACCATATCCGCGCGCTTGGGGAACATGGCCATGGCGATGTCTAGGTCTACCCATTTCGTTCGGGTGACATAACGGCGGTCGGACATATCCGGCTCGACGCCCGCTGAATCCCAAAGGATGTTGCGCCAGCTTTCCGTGCGGACATATACCGGCTCGCCGTCGTCTTCGTCCTGCACGCCTTCCTCAAGCCAGCCGACGCCGACGACAACCGCGTCCTTGAACGCGCGTGACTTGGCGAAGCTCTCACTGTTCACGTCGTCTAGATATTTCAGCAACTCGGTCTTGCGCTGGGCGGCCTTGCTGTCCTCCTTGCGGCGCGGGAGAACCTTGAACTGCGTCCTGGCGCGCTTCTCGGTCCCGGTGATCCATTTGATGACGGTCGCCATGATGTTGTAGACGAGCGGCATTTGGCCGCGCTCTTTGAGCGTCGCCTTGTCGTCCTCGGACCACATATGATTGTCGTAGGCGTCCTCGTCCTTGGCCTGCTCCCAGCGGTTTATTTCCTGCCGGCGAAGCTCGCGGACGTAGTTCGACATGAGGCGACTGTGAAGCGCAATCATCTTCTCGCTGTCGAGTGCGTCGGTAGCCTTCGTGGTGGTTGAGTCCTCGGC